GCAGTAGGTGGTGCTGGTGTTGTGTTTACTGCAGGTTCAGGTGGTACTACTGTTGTTACTATCACAAACACTGTTGCAGGTGCAGTTGCAGATCCTTCTGATGGGCCTTTGGGTCATACAACTGACTTTATCTTTAGTGTTACTACTCAAGGTAGTGATGCAGCTGGTTCAGACCCTGCACATAGTGGTATGACAGGTGTTCAGATTGATATTGTACCTTCAGACACAGCAAATAATGTAGCCACAAAAACAGCAACTGCGATCCATGCAATTGGTGGTGCAGGTATTACTTTTAACGCTCCTGCTCCTGCTGCTAATATTATTACTGTGACAAATATTGCACAGGGGTTGACAGCAGATCCCGCAGATCATGATGCGGGCTTTACTCTGCTTGTTACTACTTATGGTAGGGGGTCATCTACACCCTATTATATTATCAACAAGACAGGTAGTAAGATTCAGTTAGCACTAACTGTTGGTGGATCAGCTATTGATATTACTTCAGCAGGTTCAGGAACACATACCATTACACAGGTAAACAAGACAAATCAGAGTTCTTTTGTTGCTGACCTTAGTGGGGATGAACTTACTGTATCTGCTACATTCTATGGATGGATCAACAGTAAAGATGTTGTTCAGGTTAGTGTTTCAGGAGGATCACTACCTACTCCACTAACGGAACTAACAAATTACTACATTATCAAGAGTAGTACCAACAAGGTTAAACTTGCAGCATCACTTAATGATGTTGACCTAGACAGACCTATTGACCTGCTTGATGCAGGGTCAGGTACGATGACAATTGAGAGTTTCCAGAATCAGGAATTACTAGGTCTTGAACGTAAGTGCTTGTTGATCTATGGTAAAGACCCCGGGGCATGGAATAATGACATTCAGATTAAAATTTATCCTTACCCTTATGGGGACTCCTCAACATGGACTGCCCATCAACAGGATCTAGCAGATTTAGTTAAGGAACCTGATTGTTTCCTCGTATATGTGTATCAGGTTGCAGACGGTGTTGTCACCTTAATGGAGAATCCAATTCTATGTTCAAGAGTGCCTGGCAAGAAAGATGGTTACGGTGCTGGTGTGTATGTTGAAGATGCTGTTAAATCATCAAATTACATCAGGATCATTGACAATGATGGAGTAGATTCCTCTATTTATCCTAAAGAGCAGGCCTCTCTATTAGCACTTGCTTGTGGTGATGATGGTGGAACTGTAACAGATACTCATATGCTCCAAGCTCTTGACCTACTTGCTAACAAGAGAGATGTGTTTGTTACACTTCTACTTGATGGTGGTTGGACCACTCCTGCTTGGCAGAAACAGGGTCTGCTTAACCTTGCAGAGACAAGAAAAGATTGTTTCTGTTGCCTTAGTGTTCCAATTTCAGATGAGCAGGCTTCAAGTTACATGACAGAGATTTTGGATTACCGTAAGAACCAACTTAATGCTAATAGTTCTTATGGTGCTCTATACACTTCACACCTGAAGATTCAAGATAAGTATAATGATAGACAGATTTATGTAGCACCTGATGGGTATGTAGCAGCAGCAATTTCGGAAACGGCTTCTAACTACGAAATATGGTATGCTCCTGCAGGACCCCGTAGAGGTAACCTAAATGTTCTTGATGTTGCTCGCAGGTTTACTGAAGGTGACATGGATGTTCTCTACGATAACGGTATTAACCCAATTGATTTCTATCCTGGAAAAGGTATTAGAATTTGGGGCCAAAAGACATTGCTCGCTAGACCTTCTGCTCTAGACCGTGTCAATGTGCGATTGCTACTTATCACAATTGAACCTGCTATTGCAGAATTCCTTGAGGACTTCCTGTTTGAGTTTAATGATGCTCCTACAAGAGCTTTGATTACCTCTGGTATTAGTTCCTATATGGAAGGAATTAAGAGTAGACGTGGAGTTTACGCATATAACTGCATCTGCGATGAATCTAACAACACACCTGAGGTAATTGACGCTAATGAATTGCTGGTCTGGTTATTTGTAGCCCCGACCAAAACCAGCGAGTTCATTAAGTTCACTACAATTATAACAAGAACGGGAGCGACAATGACCCTGTAAATCCTT